CGCAAACTTCTTAGGCGAGCACGTTGCAGATACCCAGTTCATGATATCCGACGTTTGCACATCACCGAAGTCAGGCGTTAAGCCACCGAACGAGGCAACTTGTTTCAGAGCGTCAATGGAGGTTCCGCGAATGCTAAAGCTACGCGTATCGAAGATGAAGGCGGGAGCGTCGAGAATACACAACACGTTAAGCATTGGTGTTCCGCCTTCACCGTACTCCCTGACTGCATAGACAGAGAACGTAAGCGTAGACGCTGACTCCTGATCAGGACCCATCACCATTGTTATCTTCGTGCCGTCTACAATCGCGTGAGTGGATCGTAATACGTTCGTCTGGTCAGAGAATATGATCAGAGCGCAGGGCAATGCAAATGTGTTTTCGTACACATGAACGGAGCGGATAAGGTTAGGCATAGACGGCGGTGCTTTGCCGTCTAACAGAATACCGAAGTAACCTTGATCCTTTACGCCACCAGAAGTAGCTTGATCAGACATGATTAACCCTCAGCGTCAAGCTCAATCGCAATGGCTTTCAGCTTCGCAGCGAGCAGCTTAATATCGGCAGACTTCGCTTGCATGTTAAAGCCACCACGACCGGGCTTGATTTCAGAATCGTTCTTGGTGTTGTACCACTTACGCACTTCCACGACACGGTTACCGGCATCGTCATTGACGAGATCTACAGACAGGAAGCCATGTGCGCCAATCTGAATACGAAACAGCTCAGGCTCAGAAGTCTCTACACGAGTTTTCTTCTTGGCCTTTTGCGGCTTCTCTTCTTTCTTGGCTTTCTTTTCCTTAGGACGCTTGAGTTCAGTGTCTTTCTCGGTAAGAGGCTTAGACTTCTTTTTCAAACTGTCTTTGATCTTCTTTGCCTTAGCGCCTACGATTTTGCCGTTAACCATTGCCATTAGATTTGCGTCCTCTTAACTTTCTTGATAGCAGAACTCGGACGCTTCTGAGGTATCGCCATGAGCATCCCTGCCTGCATCTCAGATGGATGAAGCAGAGCGTTCGCAATAAGCAACAACACCCAGTTAGCGTTCGAGCCGTATGTAATGTGCGACAATAGTTGAGGATTGCCCTCCATTGAGGCGTCGATTCGAGTTGGCGTGGTATACAGCGCCGTGTCTGCATCCTCAAACACCTTCATACTTAGAGGGTCAATTCCCCACTTGTCGATCACGCCTATTGTTTCAGCCATTTCTTCAAGTCCTCTCGCGTTACAGCAAAGTAGCTACTGACCTGCAGGATGAAGTCCACGCTGATAGGGTTACCAGTACCATCTTCCCACACGTTATCGAAGTTAGCGCTCACGCTATCAACAACACACGGACTCATGGAGAAGAAATTACCAATATCAACGAAGAACGCCTCGCTGTCCTCTAAGATGTTACCTATTGCAGCGTTAGCCGCATCAGCACCCCCGCCACCAGCAGCCAGTGTGAGTGTTTCCATACTGACTGATTTTAACGGGCTTGGGCCAGGAGGCATCAACAGGCCGCCGTTCTCAGAAGGTGCACATAGCGACAGCAGGTTGATGGTCGTATCAACAACTTCGCTTTTAGTGTCAGAGTAGGCATCGACGAAGATAGGAAGGTCGATTGATAGATAACTCGGACCTCCCCATACGCGAGCACTCGCCAACTTGTGCATAGAACTGGCGCCAGCGAATCGCAGCGCTTTATCCATTGCACCAGCATTGTTGCCGATGAATGCACCGGCGGCACCCAACTTACCACCTACAGTTGACAGAGCATCACCGCCTTTAGCGGCAACGTCAGCAAGTGAAGTGTTAGCAAATGGTGCGTCCCACTGAGAAGACAGGCTGAACGAGAAGTCTGGTGGAATGAAACCAGTGAACTTGATTGTACCACTCTTGTTGTAGATCTTCACACGATACATGTTATCGACAGAGATAATATCGTCACGCGACCGTGTGCTACCTACAGCAGTGGCTTGCCCACCATCGGCAGGCATTAAATAGTTAGCCACACAAACTCCTTATCACATGTAGCCCATAGTAATCATGTTCATCATCGGATCATCCATAAACACTGGAATTGAGTCGAGCGAATGTGAGTTACTAGGACTTGCGTTGCTTGAACCGCTAGAGCTTGGACGAGACACAGCGCCACCTTTCGGCATCTCAGGCGCAGGTGCTTGAGCTGGTGGTGGCGGAGCAGGTGCTTCTGTACGAGCAATATCACCCTCAGTAACGAGTGGCTGTCTCGCAACAGTTTCTTCCGGCTTGACTGTAGGCTCAATGCGTTTAACATCAGGTGCAGCCGCGGCAACAAGGTCATTCAAGCGACGCTCATGCTCTTCTGGTGAGGACTTAGGTGCTACAGGTCCTCTACCTGTGAAGTCAGGCAGCGAATTGGGATCAGTTTCAGAATACGTCTGAGGTTCACCCTTAGGCAGGTCTGGGAATCGAGCAGCAATACGTGCATCCTGCTCCGCTTCCGTTTCAGCCGGCTTAGGAGTATTTACAGCTTTCTTCTGACGATCTGCCTCAGCTACCTTGAGCAATACGTCCTTCTCGTTCTGCGCTCGCGTGGCAACGGACTGCCTTGTCTGAGCATCAGAGGACTTGAAGTATTTGTCAGTCGTTGCAGCTTTATAATCCTGGATGGTCTTAATCAGTTCATCGTCGGACATGCTGTTAACGTCTTTGCCTTGCAGCGCATTCGAGATAACGCTGGTGCCTGCTCCGTACTGAACGGCCGTGCTATACATCAGCTCTTTAACACCTGCACCACGCTTCGTCAGGTCAACACCTACTTCGTTCTGCATCTTCGCAGCAAGCGGCGCATAGTGAGTACGCGTGATATAGTCAGACTGCGCTTTATCAAAAGCCTCACCCTGAGTGTTTGCCACATCTTTATATACGGAGTTGAACTGAGACGTTCCCGGAGCAAGGCCACCGAAGCGTTCTAAGAACGGTTTACCTTCAGGGCTGTTCAGGAAGTTCATCATACTGCCGTTGTTTGTGGCTAGCTGGTGCTTACCATACGACACACCGCCGTAGTCACCTTTACCAGTAGATACAGTGCTGACGCCTCGACCACCAGACTCGAACTGCTCACTAACAGAACCAAGACCGCCCTCAGCAATCGCTTTGTTGGCAATATCAGTTACCTGTTTGCTGTCATATCGCTTGGCAGGCTGCGCTCGCATCGGTCCTTGATACTGACCACCACCGCCTCCGACACCAGCACCCATTCCCATCATACCCATAAAGCTGAAAGGTGAGACAGTGGGCTGCGGGAACTTGGACTTGTTCTCGTTCTCGTCAGTGGTCTTGTTGTAATCCTCCATCTTCTCTTTACGGTCTTTCTCGCCGTCAGCAAGCATCGTGTCGGTTTCATCAGTTATCTTGTCAGCAACGTATTCGCCGACAGAGTTACCGAAGTAGTCACCCAAGATGCCCCCCAACAGACTGCCAAGAGCAGCACCGGCAGCGGTACCAACGACAGGAACAACTGAACCCAGCGTACCGCCAATCCACGCACCAGCAATAGCGCCTGTTGTACCACCAGCAGTACCGCCAATAGCTCCGCCAGTCGCTTTCTTCTTCTCGTGCGCCTTCTCAGCGTCAGTAAGAGTTTCGTCTGCGTCGATGTGCTGCATATCATTCGCAAGGCCGATACTGTTACCTAAAGCAGGACCGATGACAGGAATCTTCTTAGACGCACCAGCCAGCAACATTGAAGCGCCAGCTACAGCAGCATCTTGTGCTTGTGAAGGAGGCTGAGGCGTATCACCCTTAGCAGCTTCTTCGGCACGTTGAACTTCTTGGGGCTGTGCTACAGGCTGAGGCTGGGCCGGAGCTTCTGGCATACCTGCACCAGAGTTCTCTGCGTTGTCCTGCTCAAACTTCTCTTGTGATCTTTCTTTCAACCACAAGCCACCAGCAGTTGCAGCACCAATACCAACCAGTGCCATTAACGCACCAGCTTTGCCTCTCAGTCGCGGGAAGCGAGAACGTGGGAGATTGCGTCCGGGTCCTCTACGATTACCGGCGCCTCTACCGTAACGTCTGCCACGGCGATTACGACGACCGGTACGGCGACGACGATTATCGTTACCAGAATCACCGAGATCACTACCGCTATCATTATCCGGGCCGTTGTCGTCATCATTAGCACCCGTGTTAGGACCACCAGCACCAGGCTGTTGTCCATGTGGATCTGACTTAGCGCGATTCTTCTCTTTGAATGCCTCGCGCTTTTCCCACTCAAGCCAATCTTCGAGAGCTTTCTGCGTCTTGGTAGAGACTGCATTGCCTTCTTTGATTGCCTTAACAATATCGTCACCAGACTTCTCGCCTGCAATGAACAGGTCTTCGAGTGCTGACTCTACTTCGCGGGAATTAGGTTGTTGTGCTACAGGACGAGGAGATGTTGGTATCGCTTCGCTATCATTGACATAGCGCACACGCTGATTGGCCATCTTCTCGCGCATAGCTTTCGCTGCACGGTTCTTCGCTCTTGATCCAGGACCGACGTAGACAACTTCTTCTTCGTACATCTCTGGGTCGTAATCGCGTTCGTAATCAGCCTGCGTAGGATAATCATTCGCAGCCTTACGTTTGCGACGAGCTTTAGGCATACCCGCTACAGAAGGACTAACGCTGTCCGCATGTTCGATCATTAGTTCGAGTGCGGACAACTCTTTTTCTTGTGGCTTAGCCATTATCCACCTCTACGGCCTCTCTGCGCTGCTAACGCAAGTGCTCGCTGTTCTTCGGCTTTGTTCTTATCGTGAACATAAGCACTATGCCAGTAAAGCAATTTGTTGATCGTTATATCGTCTGGCACGTAGATGTTCTTGGCGCTGGCGAGGTCAAGCGTCATGTTCATCATTGACGTGTCAGAGAACACACGGAAGTAGCCGAGAATATCAATTGGACTTTTGTAGGTGTATGTACGGAAGCAACGGTTGCACTTGTGGGTGGTCTCCAGTTCGCAACTCACATACACGTAGTTACTGGCGTTAAGCAGTTCGATTGGGTCTGCATACTCAAGTGTCTGCGCAAGAGGAATATCGCTGTCGATATACATCGCGTTCATTACCTGAGTACGGTTCTCATGCTCAGCCAGCAACTCTGCATCAATCCAACGCTGAACAGTAGGATGGCGCAAGCCCTTTGGAAGGTCGCGCCATTTGTGCTGAACTATTCTTTGTCGCATGACTTCTTCGGTGTTGAGCAGGCCGCAGTCTACTTCAACGAACTTGCAGCCTCTTGGCCTATCGTAGTAACGCTCACCACGCATATCAACAAAGAAGGGCGTGGTGCATCGCCATTCATACAGACGATGCGATTGCGGCCAACTATTTCTGTCGAACATTGCCAGCATATAGCGGAAGTCTTCGAGGTACATCTCTCTGACCTTCACGTTGGTGAATCGCTGCAACGTATCAACAAAGAGTTCAGGCAGTTTGTGTTTCTGCGCGTTAAACAGACTCGACATTGCATCTGCCGTTATTTGGCTGATACGACAATCTGACCTGCCTGAAGGGAGATAGATCTCTAACATTAGTTGACAAAGACCGCTGGGTTAAGATCCCATGCGCGTGTGCTGCGGCGTTGGCAGTGCGGGCACAGAAGTTCAATATCAGTCAGCAGTCCATGGCGGGAAGCACGTACCCACTCAGACAGTTCAAGCCAGAGAGTTAGGTCGGACTGTTCTTCCAGACGTGCTACGTTGGCATCGAAGTTACGACCCATGTGAGCTACGTGCCAGCTAAACATATCTTCCGATGCACGTTCATAGTGACGCATACGAGGAAGGTCAAAGTGTTCGTGCTCTGCGTTAAGCATTGCGATGGTCATTGACGTTTCATCAATCACGCCAACGTTGTTTGCATCGCAAGGGAACGTATTGATAACGCCACCTTCAGGACGCAACTCATTCACAATGCCGTCGGAATATTCAAACAGCGGCTTCTTGCAGTTCCAGTATGTACGCAGTGGCATAACAGTGTTCATCCACATACGCTGCTGGAAGACCAAAGCAAACGCATCAGGCACGGTCAGTTCTTCGAGTTTGATATTGAGACACGGCGCCAGAGCATCGAGCAGGATGTACTTCATATCCTTTGCATCAATAGCCTTAGCAATAGCACGGTTCTCTTTACCGCCGAAACGACGCATCTCAAAAGCTGTAGGCAGTTCAGCCTTATAGCCACGAGAAGGTAAACTCGCTGTTTGAATTTCCATAGTTGTTATCTCACATCATTGGTCGGGAAACATCAAGAGCCATTTGCACAGACCACATGCCTCTACCGCCGGTGCCGTTAAGCTGAATGCTTTGACCACCGATAGGCCAGCAGTTGCGTAGCTGTTGTTCGCCAACCATTTGCCCTTGGTTGTCGTATAGCTCAATGATAAGGTTTTTCTTATACACAGACGGCAGACGGAAGCCACCCGTGTACGGATTCTGAATCAGACTCTGCCACGCATTGAAATATTTCATCACTGCGAGCTTCTGGTCGATACCAAATAGCAGACTGAATCCGTCAACGCTCGAACC